TCACGATCCGGGTCAGTGAACGTCAGTATAAAACGCCGTTAAGTGACAATCTTGCAATACCGGCGTTGCGCTTGTTCAAACCATCTGTGGCTACGTACAAGGTCACGGCTGGTTTCTACGACGACGCGAGGGCCATCGCGTCGGCCACGACTAAGATGACCGGGTCATCAGACGTTTTGGCCATGGGTGCATGGTCCACTCCCTGGCAGCCATTGTTGTCGCAGCGTCTTGAAGACCACGATGGTGTGGACCACTACCGTGCAATGGCTCACACGCCTGACTCATTCGCCCGGTCGCACGTCGCGTACCCTACACGGGCGTTGTTCCGCGATGCCCTACGCAACGCCATGCCCGCGGCCATGGCCAAAGTCATTGACGTCGATGTGGTGCCAACCACGATTTTGAGTGATGGGGTCGAACACGCCATTGGCAGCGCGTTGCGGTTCACGAACAAGCTTGGCATCCCGCTGCTCATCACCGTCGCCGACAATGTCAACACGCGGTATGGGCTGCCCATGCACCAGGGCACCTACAGCGGCACAAGCACCATGTATACCGACCTAGCTGTCACCTATGGCAGGTATGGTGCCTCCAATGACCGCTCCAACAATGCCCTCTGGGCTACCACAGTATATGGCGATAACGTTGCCGACGCATCGTCGTCAAACTACTATAGCACGGAACGGCTCGGTGCTATTGCTGGTAGCTCTAAGTCCGCAGCAACCCACCGCAATGGGGTCAGCCGCTGCACGGATGTCTTCACGCTTGGTGCCTACAGCGAGTCTGACTGGTCATACAACACTGCCTATGACCACTCACGCGTGGGTGACGGCGTTGACTACATCAACTCGACGGCCGAAGGCCATGTGTTCATCAGCGAGTTCTCGCCCTCAATGCCAGCGAGTGACCCTGACGTTATGACAAATGGCATCACTGCGGTGACCACTCACCAAAGTGCATACGACGCAACGCATGGTGCTGTTGCGGTTGGCTCGCGACTCGAGGTCAAGAGCGCTCCTGACGACGTGTACGAGGCTAGCTACGTGAGTGACTTGTACATCGACGTACAACCAGCACCAGGGTTAGCCCATACCGAACGCGAGTATGGACCACACGTCACCGTGGATAAGCGTGGCAATCTCGTCATTGATTTGGACAAGATCCCACGACCGACAGCCGCATCGCTTGTCGGTGCAATTGACCGCTTGAAACACAAGCGCAAGCTGCACAACCACGTGCGACACGCGCACACCACTGACACGCACCGTGGCGCACCAATTGGCTTGTATAGGACGCCCATGCTCACTGATGCCAATAGGCAGGCACAGTTGCGCAAGCGACACACGCTCGCCTACCTTATGGCACAACCTCGTGCCGTATTTGCCACTAGACCGCAGGTCGAAGAGACGAAGCACTACGTCTCCGAGTCAAGTGGTGAGTCGGAATATGAAGAGGTGTCATATGAATCTGATGACGATGAGCTACCAATCGTCAATAAGGGGCCAATGGGTCCCCGCGATGGTGCGACGCACCGCGCACGCCCTGAGCACTGGCGACGCTGATGCGACGGTAGTGCACGCTGTGTGATGGCAGCTTGATTTCCAACACAAAGATCCCACACGAAATGTGTGGCCAGCTCATGCTGGGGGTTTGTAAAAGTTGTGGGGTAACGGGGGCGTCCCCCCCATGTGAGAC